ATAAACTATCATAACTAGGCATATTTTTCTCCTGTATAAATTATAGCATGACTATTTTATTGTTTAGGGTTCCGCCCTACCTATAACATTCTTAATTATACCCCAGTGACCTTCTAGAAGCCACTGGGGTATCGAACAATTAAAGCCCAGTTGTGTAGGTATGGATCAATCCAACTGCAACAACTGCTGTGACTACTCCAATAAGGACCCTGTAGTAGTCCTTAAAGTCTGACCCAAAAATACGCTTTCCAATAATCATGCATTTATGCATAGGAGAAAGGATATATCCAGCCCAGTTTACTGCAAAAAGCAAAGGAAGGTACATCTGACCAAAAATTGGCAATATGACTCCAAGTACTCCAGCAAATTTTCCACTGCTTCCCAAAATAAATGAAAGGACAAAGGATCCAATTAAGGTCAAAATTAGGACGTCGGATGTATGAGAATTTCCAATTAGATTAGCAATAGAATCTTTATAGTATCCAACAATATTGCCTGCCATCAATAGACCAGTAACAATAAGCAATGTAATAATATTATCTTTTACAATAGCCTTTGTATCTAACTTTTGAATTTCCCGTTTTGATCGAATATTAATTTCTACATCTTCTTCTTTGATCTTTCCAAAAATATACCACAATGTGCATGCAACAACTGTTGCAAGCAAAGGCCAGGTAGAACCAAAGAATGACCAATAGCTAATATTAAGAGCTGCCATTGGAAGAATAACTGTTTTTTCTAGTGGAGACCAAAAATAGAAATGATGAGTTGCCAAATAATCAATAACTCCATATTTTTTTCTACGTTCATCTCCTTCAACTGGAGCCAATGTGTTTAGCACTCCAGCTGAAATAACTACACGGCCATTAATTGGAAGTACTCCAGAAATAGCAGATGTTAAAGCAATAACTGCTCTCTTTGACTTTACTTTCTTTGCAACAAAGGAGTAAAGCGGCTGAAAAATATCATACTTACGTGCCTGATAAGATAAAGCCAAAACAGTTCCAAGCATGAGAATGTAATACCATTCTTCAAATAATACTGATGCTGTCATTTTATTTTTCTTTCTACTACTAGTATATATAGCCCATTCCACCAGTCTTTATCTGATTCTAGAGCATTTAATACTTTCTTACTATACAATATTTTTAATCCAGAATCAACAATTCCTTTATATGCAGACTGAACAACTTCTGTCCAATTAGCGTCATCAAAAATGACAACGGCATTTTCTGCAAATACCTTGGAATAATATCTTACTGCATCATAGGTAGACTTGGCATCATGTGGTCCATCATAAAAAAATAAATCCACATTATCAATGTTTGATAAATCTACTTTAAACATATCTGAGTTTGATATGTAAACCTTGTTGTTTCCAATATATGGTTTTATATTATTTTTAAATTCTTCAACCGTGTTTGTTTTAGGGGTGTCCCAATCTGGCCTTACTGATTGTGGGGCTACCTTCCAATTATCTATAAGATATGCTTCTATAGAATTGCCACTTAATGCTGCCGCCGCAGTTGCGCCTTGATAAGACCCAACCTCTAAATATTTTTTAGAATGTTTAGCAATTTTATTTATAAAAGATTGAACTCTTGTGCTGGTAAGCCCAGGAACGTCAATCTCTACAGGCTCATTTACTGAATTTACAAGTTCTTGTGCGACCATGGCAACTTTTGAGTTAATATGATTGCCATATTTGGCAGCCATTATTTTGTCACAATAGCCACAATCCCAGCAATCAAATTTACAATTTTTGATCTTATTACGCCAGATGGTAATCGGTTTATCAACCATATTAGTTTCTTCAATAAAATCATTAAAGCTGTCAAATAAAATTTCTTCATTATTTGCATACCTCCTGATTATATTCATGGTTTCTTTAAGTCTTGTATGTGATTCCCGCCCATGCATCTTAATCACATCTATGCCCAAATCATTTAAAAATTCGTCCCAGTCTGCTTTCCAAGGTGGAAAATTGGCAGTCTTTAAAGAATGTGCAAAATCTTCATGGTCCCACTTTGGACAAGAAACTCTGCTTATGGGGTCATTAAAATACTGTGGACCGTCTGATCTTGTATTATTAAACTGATAATGTTCATCCATCATTATACACCCGCCATAGCAACTTTCATTGGCCAGTAGCGACAGTTTCACGTGAAACTGTTTAGCAGCTTTTTTAAACCTTAATAGCCTTTCATGGTCTCTCATTAAATCACGATCTAAATTTATATAATCAAAGCCTGCCTTAGCCAACTTTTCTATGTCTCTTGGCTCTGATACATTACGAAGTATTGTATTTTTAACAAATAGGTCTGGGAATGATTTTTTAATTTGTCCAGTTGCCATCCAATGGGTGTGAGGAATTGTTGCTGATTTAATGCCTGCTTCATATAAAGGCTTAAATGATTCAATAAATAAATCTAAATTTTCTTGAGATGGTCTTACTTCAATATTATTAAAAACTGCAGAAGCAGTAACTCCAGTTTCAGACTGTATATATAATGCCAATTCATTTAAATATTCATGGGTTCCATCTCCCACAAATATGTCGCCCATAGCATCCTGATTAAACGGAGGTATTCTACAAGTAAAATAAAAATCGTATATGTACGACTTATATTGTTTTAAAAAATTTATAAAGTCGTTTAACTGATCTTCTTTTAATTTAGGGTTAAGCGGTACGCTAAACATATTACCTACAGGTCTATTGGTTGTGCTGCTATATTTGGGTCATGTTGTACACCAAAACGTTTATCCATTAGTATACCAGTTTCTACCCAATCTTGGCAAGAGTCTATCTCTTGTTCTACCAACTTTTTCTTTTGAAGTAAGACATGTTCAGATGACCAACTATTGTCCCTTAACCAAGAGGGTGTGTTGTTAGAAATATTGATCTTGTTATTGTAATGTTTATTTAACATAAAATACATTACACATTTTTGAAAAAGACAAGCGTTTGCTTTATCTTCTTCTGTTAAAAAATATTGAAATTTATCTTTATAAGGCACCAATAAATCTTTATTTATTTGATCATAAACTTCTGTATTTGGCCTTACATTTATATAACCTTTATATTTTGCTACAAATTTATAGGCCATTGCTACATCTTTTGTTAAATATACAGCATTTGGCAATACGGAATATGTAATTAAAGAATCATGAATTTCGCCGACCATGATTCCGTTCCATGAGCCTATTTCTTTAATGTATGGGCTTTTATCCTCTACATCATAGATCAAATACATTAATTAAGCTCTTCCCATGCTGATGGGGCAGACTCAAGTTGTAGTCTATTTTTAATCTCTCCCTGCAAAAGCTCTAGGTGCTGGTTGGTTTCTAAAGCTTTAGATATTGCATTTTCTAATGCCAGTTCTCTAATTGGTTTTGGAAGTTGATCTATTGCTTCCATATTACCATTATTTACACGGCCATAAAACATTAAATCGTAGCCTGCTTGAGCCCCAAGTCTTACGGCCCAAAGCTCTGCTTCTAATCTTTCTTCTTCTTCATGGTTTCCAATTATGTCTATAATTTTTCTACCATCTGGCAACTTTCCTTCTTCAGACTCATTAAATCTATCAATAAGCATCATATACTTATCTCTTTCTTCATAAGTAAGAGTAACCATAATTTTTTGAGTTTCTAAAACTCTTTGTTTTTCTTTTATATTTAATTCATGTATTTTTTTCTGAGCAGGAGAATCTGTTTGATGTCTTAGTTCATCTTCAAGCTCTATTTCTAATCTTGTACGTTCTATTTTTAATTCCTGATCAATAATTAAATTTTCTCTAGATCCAAGTTCAAGAAGTAACTGTCTTAATTTTCCAAATGGTGTGTATTGTGAGCCTCCAACAAAATTATCTATTTTAAATACAGGAGTTCCCCATTGTCTATTTGCTGCATACAAAAGAATGTCTTTCTGGTCTTTTGTGTAGCCAGAAACGTCCGACGTTAAATCGTTAATATATCTCATTTATCTACCTATCTGTTAAGAGCGATATGCTGAATACGCTGAGCTTCTGCCGCCAACACCTTTTGACTGCATTCCGCCTCCGCCTTCATATCCTGTGTCTGTTGTATAACTAAATCTCCAAGATCTGTTATTCTGTGAACCGTTGTAATTTCCAAGCATAAATTGCCAATCCTGCCCCATGTCAAAATTTTCTTCTCCGCAGTTACCAATTGGCTTTGAAACGTTTCCAACGTTTGATTCTGTAGCAACATTCCATCTTCTTAAATTGTATCCGCCAGCATAATCGCCTTCGTTACCAGTATACAAATAAGTTCTTTTTGAAGAAATTCCTTTTTGCTGTCCATGAGCACCATAAATTGTACCAGTTGATTGGGTTTCTGTTGCAAAGGTAAACTTTACTCCTGCGCCAGTACCATTTCCATCCCCGTAGTGCCATCCAACATTTTCATGATAAACTGCAGAACCACCAGAACCTCCATTTGTTCCATAAGAAGCGCCGATGCTTGACATCCATGATTGTGTTGCAAAATTAAATCTCATAATTGCTGCTGATCCATCAAATGGTTTTCCATAAGCATAAGATTGCTCTTTATGCATAATTGTGCCAGAGTTTCCAACATTGTATGGAGAAGATGGACCAGTAACAGAAGAATTTGTTCTCATATTATATCTATTTGTATTTGTGCCGCTTCCACCAACACCGTTATTTGCTTTTAGTAGATATGCAAATGTGTCATCGCACATTCCTCCAGGATAACCAGAAGAGTTATTTAAAACATTTCCTTTATCAATTGTTGTATCTGTTGAATGTGTTACTTCGTTAACGTTTGTCCAAGGTGAGCTATTTTGATAGCCAGCCAAAACATAACCAGTTGTTATAACCTGTCTAAGTAAAAATGGCTTTGTTCCGCCTGCGCCAGCTAGATATCGGTTTTGCGGAAATGGCATTTAAATCTCCACATTATACTTTAAAGTAATAGAGTTAATACCAAGTTGTGGCCATGTAATATTAAATGGATCTTCTTGGTCTGTAATATTTCTAAGAGCTTGACGATAAGATGTAATTTTTGTTTTATCAGATTCAGAAAACGAATTAAATACATCTGATGTCATTAAATAATCTGTTGAAGCAATTGTGTTGTCTCTATGATATCTTATTTGAGACCATCTAGATTCTACAAGGGCATCTTTTTCAGATTTAGTTAAGTTTAAAACTTTATAGTAGCCAACTACTGCTCCTGCGTTCCACTCTCTAACAAATTCAACCTTTTTAGTTTTGTTGTCATATTCTGGAACTGTTGGATCATCTTGAACTACATACCAATTGTCAAAACCTTCTAGGTGGCGTTGCAAAATTGGTGACGGAAAATGTGTTGATGGATAAAGCTCTCTAAGAGATTGCTCATCAACAATTTGTACAATTTCTTCATCTATAACTTGTGCGTACATTATCTTGAGTCCTTCATTGCTACTTGTCCTCGCCATGATGTTCCATTATCGTAGGTTACGAATGTGATAACATCAATTCCACCAGAGGTTAAAGAAGGAGCTGTTGCTCCTGGATATTTTGCATTTGTAAATGATACTGTATAAGATCCTCCACCAGTAAGTTGTAGGGAGAAAGATACAACTCCAGAAGCTGGAGTATTTGTAATGTTAAATGTTGTATTACCATTAAGAGTACATGTAAAATCATTTGATAAAGATAGATCAAGGTTTACGGTACCGCTTGTTGTTCCTAAATCTCTTCTTCCAGTTCTATACGTTGCAAGTGTCTGACCTGTTGTTGTGATATTTGAAAAATTCATTGTTGAATTTACAACTTCATCATAATAAATAGGCATTATACGAGCCTCCAACCACGAGTATTATCTGAATAAACTAATTGAAGTCTGGCATTGTTTGTATTAACAATAAGATCTTGAGTTTGCCCCATAATTGGAACACCATTTCTTGCAATTGTAAAGTTTGTTGTTGCAGCAGTTCCTGCTGCATCTACTATAATAACAGCATTTCCAAGTGACGGTGTTGCTGGAAGAGTAAGTGTCATATTTGGACCAGGGATAACAAATATTCTGTCTGCGGCAGCTAAAGCCTTGTTTCCGCTACTATGTATCTGCCAAGAGTTCCATCCGCCTAAAGCTGCTAAAGCAGAAGCTGTAGCAATTGCTGAAGTTTGAGACGTGCTAGTTGACTCTAAAGATGTAACTCTAGGTGCAAGATTAGTGTATGCGGTGTTTAATGTATTATAAGAGTTTTGTAAATTAGTAACTGCTGTACCATTTGCTGTGCCATTTACAACTGTAATTGCAGCATCTCTTGCAGCATTTAGTGTTGTGATTGCTTCAGCTGTAGCACCAACAATATCGCTTACTCCAAGAGCTGAGGATATTGTTTCTAGTGCCTCTGCTAACAATAACAAAGAGTTTGCGTCTAATGTTCCTGTAGCATATAGGGCATCTACTTTTTGTTTAAATACGTCAATCTGACTAGATAGCGTAGAATAACTAGGCATTTATGCCCTCCTTTTTAAGCCTGAGCCTCTGTCCAAGACAGACGGCAAGAAATGTTACCTGTTGTAGCACCAAGGTTTGTTGCTACGATTGTAAGAATATCTGGTCCATTTGGATATCCTGGAGCGGTAGAGTTACCATTTCCAGAAAGAATTGATGTTCCAAGATCTCTTACTTTTGTAAGGTCAAATGTTGAGACTGAAAGGTTTTCACCACCAGAGTTTTCTGTGTAGAAGGCGAACACCTGGTCTCCCCCAGATATTGTATTTGTTGGGTTAGTAATAGTATTTCCAGGAACTCCACCACCATCATGGTAAATTACCTGTGCTAATGATCCACCAGGAACTCTAACTGTTTCCCAATCTCCTGGAATACTTGGTCCAGTTAATGTTGCTGGATTCAAGAATCCTTGAATCAAGAACTGTCCAGATGAAAGAATACCAATTGAGTTTAAGTTTAGCTGCATATGGTTTACAATTTCACGAATTCCATAGTTTCTTCCAAGACCGTTGTCTACTGAAGGAGCAATTCTAATTGAAACTAGTGGACGTGGTGTTGAAGAAGAACCAAATGATTGTGTTGCTGTACCTGCTGCAACAACTGCTGAAGCAAATGTTGTTGTGTCAGAAATTGAGTAAACAATTGTATTTGATGTTACAGAAGATACAGAGAATGTTCCGTTAAATGTTAAAGATTCTGTAACTGTTCCTGCCAAACCAGTGTGAGAAGTGTTGGTAGGATAAACTCTTGTATATCTAATTTGATTTGCTGCTGGAACTGCAGTAATAACATAAGTTCCATTATAAATTGTATTTGTTGAGCTAATTACGTTTGAAACAGTAACTGTTTGTCCTACAAGCATATTATGTGCACCAGAAGTTGTAAGTGTTGCTACGCTTGATGTAATAGATGCTGCTGTAACAGAAGCAACTGTATTAACACCAGATATAGAAACGTTATAACCTGGCTGAATATTATGTGTAGAAGAAGTTGTAAGTGTTACTACGCCACCTGATGCTGAACGTGATGCAATCTTTGCTGTAAATGTACCAGAACCAGTAATTTGAATAAATCTCTGCATACCAGCAGTAAAGATGTAAGCTTTATCATCATCAAATCTTCCGTCCATGATGACTGAAGATCCCCAGTGACAAATAACTGGAGCACATTCTTGAGATATTGGCTGTACTGAAACCTGTGCAATTCCTGAACCGCCTGGAATTGTTGTATCTGGATTAAATATTACGTTGGCAGAAGTTCCAGTAAGAGAAACCATGCTTCCTGAATAATTAATTGACATAGGTTGACGTCTTGCAATGTTTACAAGCCAGCCCCTTGCTGTAGCATTGTATGCTCCAATTGATGAATAAGAAACAATTTCACAGTTTTGATCATCTTTAATCATTAGATATCCAGATGAAGGCCAGAAATCAACATTGTCTACATACATTGAAATTTCTGTAGGCATTAAGCTAGCACCGCTAATTGCAGTTCCGCCTGAAACTAGACGAGCAAATTTTGTAGGCTCATTTACGGCTTCATAACGAGCTGGCAAGTTACCAGAACGCATATAAGCTTCTGTGTTAACGTTGTTGTTAGCCATCTTGTGGCAATAGTAGATATTTCCATCTACTGCTCTGAATCCAAATCTAATAAATCCTGCACCATACCAAGTATAGTCAATATAAACCATCTGCATCTTAGCTGGGTCTAGAACATATCCTGAAGGACCAGTTCCATCCATTTTATCAATATTCCATTGTGACTGTGGAACCTTAACAGTTTCCATCTTCAAATATCTTGCAGAAGTTGTTGTTTGAGCTCTATATGCTGGAGAAATATACATTTCTGTATCATTGTTAATCTGAATAACTTTATAATGAGCACCTCTAATAGTGATTTGCTCTCCAACAGTTAGCTGTTTTCTAAATCTTGTATTTGTACCTTGTACATAATTTGAGAATTGTACAACGTTTACACGACCAAATAGTTCTTTCTTTGTATATCTACGAACACAGTGGAATTCTTTTCCATCATATTCAAAGAAAAATCCGTTTTGATCATCATAAAGCCCGCATCTTGTTGCAGCACCCTTCCATTTAACAACAGTAATATTTACATCTGTTCCGCCAGGGAATTGATCTGTTGATGGAAGAACTTGTGTAAGAAGCATAGAATATCTAAATGAGTTAGTTCCAAGAACTTCTCCTACAATAAAGTCTCCATTCCAAGGATTGTAGTCTCCAGTAACAGTTGCACCTTCAACTCTAATTGTTGCTCCTGGTTGTAAACCGTGATCCTGACGAGTTGTAACTGTAACCAATGATATACCTACAGCATTGCTTGAACAGAAAATTGTATCAATATCATATGTTGGTGTTAATTTTGCACCAGTTGAAAATTGAATTGACTTACCTGATTGATAACGGAAGTAGCGACGAGTTTGACGAACTGTCTGTACACCGCAAACGTTATTAGCAGTAGTCATAATAACTCCACCGTCAAAAGGTCTATGGTCTACATATCCTTCTGGTCTAGTAAACAAACCAATATTTGCTGTTGCAATTGGATTTGTTACTGGAGTTGCTTGTGTAGTAAGTTGAAATTTAAATTGATTTGGTGCAGAAACGTTTGTAATAAACTGAATGCCACCAATTGGACTTGTTAGATCGTTAATAAGAATTGGTGTTCCTGGCAACAATCCGTGAGGTCTAGGAGTTGTTACTGTAATTGTTGAATATGCTGCTTGATCTGAAATTGCTGACCAAGAACCATAAGATCCAACGTTACCTCCAGTAATATGTGAGTTATCATAAATTCCTCCGCCGTATACACCAGTCATATTTCCATCTTTAATTGTTTGTGCTGGAACTACTCCTTTTGCACGATATGAAAATGATGTTGCATCAATTACGGTTATTGGATATGTACCATCAGCTGTCTGAGAAGATGTGGTTTCTTGCACAGAAACAATGTCTCCGTTGACAAGACCGTGGTTAGAAGCTGTTGTTACTGTAACTGTTGATCTTGGAGAAACGCCATCTCCATTAATTGAAATAATGTCATATGAGTTTCCGCCTGTTGTTCTTGAGAAAAATGTTGGGTAATTAGAGCATGTTACAAGCGCTTCCCACTTTGAAGGCTGAACTCCGTACTCAAAGTCGGTATCCATCAATGATTGTGGGGCTGCAACTCTTAGTTTTTGCACAGCATCTAAAAGTACTGGTTCAAATGTATTTGTTTCTGCTATTTCATCATAAACAATTGCAAGCTTGTCTGTACTAAGCATTGATGCACAGTTATATTCGAGGACAATCGTTGTTCCTGGCTGATTTTTGTTTGTATTATTTTGAGTTACTGAAACATAGCCAAGATTTGGGTCTGAGAAGTTATAAATAACAATGTTTTTTGTTACGTTGGTAATAAGCATTAATCTTTCTGGCTTAATTACCCTAGGGATTGTTATTGTATTAGTTGTAGGAATAAACTTGTAGTATGTATCCTCAATCTGTCTTCTAGCCATGTTTTATTCTCCTAAAATAAGAAACTGCTTGCTGCAAATCTACTGTTCAACTGTGTTTGTGTTAATGTTGAAGTATACTTTGGATAGTATATTCCAAGATTAAGTAGAGCATCTACTTGCAAAGCATCTGTCTTTGCGTATATTTCATTTGCTACTACGTTTCCTGAAGGACCAGTTGGGCCAGTGGCACCCGTATCACCTTTGTCACCTTTAAGACCTTTTATATTTCCTTGTAATGACCATGCACCAGATCCTGATGCATCATATATATACCAGTTTCCAGTTGATGTTGCTAGATACTGATCGTTTCCAATTAAATTTACTGGAGCTGGATTTAGTGATGTTGGTGCATTGAGTCCAGTATAAATCTTACTTCCTCTTTGTCCCTCAATTCCTTGAGGACCAACATTTCCTTGTGCACCAGTTGCGCCTCTTGGAATGTTAAAATTTAAAATTGCTGCTGAAGCAGTTCCGCTATTTGTAACAGTTGCATTTGTTCCAGCATTAGTTGTATTTACTGTGCCAATTGATATTGTAGCATTTGTACCTGCTGGACCTTGCGGACCAGTTGGACCCTGTGGGCCTGGTCTAGAACCTGCTACGACAACCCAAGAAGAGCCGTCCCATCTTTTTAGTGACATGTATTTACTCCTTTACAAAGTATACCAAAGTTTTTATAAAAAGCCCATCCACATTAAGGCCTGTGTGCTTTGAGATTGAATTCTTGTCCTAGATTCTTGAACCTCATTTGGCTGAACCACCCAAGTATTATTAATTGATATATATACTAGGCCAGTTGAAGAATCTACAGCAAGCATGCCTGGTTTTGAACTTGCCACTGGAAAAGCGGCATAATTTGGATAACTAGTAAAAACTAAGTTTGTATAATAAGATGGAGTATCTAAATCGTTAACGTCTACCCAAAGTTGAACATTGTCTGGATTTGGAGCGCTAGAACCAACTTCTACTAATTGTCCTTCATAATCATCTGTATCAATCCAAAGCTCTCCCTCATATTGTGGAGTTGTTGGTTCATCAGCAGAATAAATTAATTCTCCTGGAGCTGGATTTGGATCAACCCAAAATTCATATTGGGTTGGATCTGGAGCAGTTGTTCCAGTAAAAAATTGTCCATAAGGCATTCCGAGGTCATCTACGTCAAACCAAATATCTCCTTCTAATGCCGCTGCATTTGGAGGAGCAATCATTCCAAAAAATAAAGTTGCTGGGGTTTGTGTTCCATCTGTGGAAATACTTGGAAGTCCTCCACCGCCGCCAGCACCTCCAGATACATCTTTCCAAACTAATCCATCAAATACTCTAAGTTTTTCTGCAGCAAGATTATAATATATCTGTCCTTCTACTGGATTAGATGGAGCAGTATTTGTTCCAATAATTACACCTTGTGTAAATGTGTTTTTAGAAACCCAAACATTTTCTGTTGCTAAACCTAAAGCTGTTGAAGCATATTCCCAATTTGGTGTAAAAGAATATGGTTCCCAGTATGAAGTTCCAGGAGGATATCCTGTGTTTGCCTCACCAACTCTTATGTAAAAAGATCCAGTATAAGATGTTATATCTCCTGGTTGATAATCGTAGCCATTGTCATATGGGCCTTTATAAGCAGCTGGATATGCATTGTATACTTTAAGCGCTCTTACACCGCTTCTAAATTCATCTGTGTCAAGCCAAAAAGCTCCATGTGCTGGATTTGCAGGTGCAGTATTAGACATTACTGCTTTTGATGGCTCTGTAATTGCTTCTAAAATTAAAGTATTATTCTCATCGTCATAGAGAATATTCATATTTTTGTTATTAGCGCTTTGGAAAAGCGGAACAATATAATCCTGTACCTGCTCTTGAGTTAACTGTGGTGTAACGCTTAAAACTATTTTATTATTTTCATCATCATATGTTGCTGTAACATTATTATGATTTGCATGGTTAAATAACAATGCTGAAGCATCTTGAACAGCTTCAACAAAATCAGTAATATTTGAAGATGTATGTGTATGTCCTACTGGAGATTTGCCAGCAAGCGCTGTTGTCATTGTGCCAGCAAAATTAGCGTCATCATTTAATGCAGCAGCAAGTTCATTTAAAGTATCTAAAGCTTGTGGAGCAAAATCAATAAGATCAGCTATTTTTTCATCTGTATATAAACCAGCTGCTGATAAAGCAGCATCTGCTTTTGCTTGAGCATCTAAAGCAATTGATAAAGGTATTTGAGACGCAGTAAGTTTTCCAGAAAGATCAAGTGTTGCTAGTCCGCCAGCAACTCCTTTATCACCTTCATAAACTGTAAGTGGAACATAATCGCCAAGACTATCTTCTAGTTGCCCAAGATTTACACCTTGTAAGTCTACAAAATTTTTAAGAGTTGTTAATCTGTTTTCAATAGAACTTGGATCTGTAGAATTATTTATTCCCAGCTTTAATTGAATTTGATAAACTGCATCATTTAGCCTTCTATGTTGTGCAGAGTGAGAAACCTCTTGAACTGAATTGGTTGCAAGCGGCTGGGTATATGTATCAATCTGGGCGGGATATAAAGTCTCCATACCTACAATTATACCAACATAACAGTTAGGCTACATATCTTCTTGTTTTTGGCCAATGGCTACGTTTGGAGGGTTTTTAGAAGGCATAATATAACAATGTGGTCCTTCTGCATATATAAAGTCAGCAAAAATAACATTTAGTTTTTTAAAAAACTGGTCTATACCCAAGCCCTCAAAATTTTCTGATTTTAATTTTTGGCAAAAAAAGTTATTAAAATCTATTGCTTCTTGCATAGATTCGTGCTTTTTATAAAATTTAATTCCGATGTCTCTTATATTTCCTTGATCATCTGTATGAAAAACAGCAGTCTCGTATCTACCAGCTGCATTAAGTATAGTATTTACCCTTATAGAGGTAATTGAAAGATTTACAACTTTTCTTATTTGCCACCTTTTTGTTTCAACTTTTATGTCGTGTGCCATTACCAGTTGCCATACTCTCTATTAAAATCTACTTCAAATTTATGTTCTTCTGAAAAGGTATAAAAAGTGTTTAAAGTATATCTCGTTCCATTTCTTACCTCTTTGACCCCATGAGCATGATGAATATCTCCTGGAAAAAATGCTAGCATGCCAGCTACAATTTTAATTTCAAGATCATGTTGTGGAAAATAAATATGTCCATCTTCAAAGTCATCGTTCAAATACAGAACACAACCAATATCTCTCCAGTTCCAAATATGCGGAAGTCTATTAAAATTTTCATAGTCTGAATGTGGTGGCTGTGCTTGTCCATGTGGCCAACGTATTAAGTTAAAGCAGTCTGGCCAAATATCTTTTTTTAAATTCCAAGATTGTTTAATTTGTTCTCTAATTCTTGACTCTATTTCCCAAAGCTTTTTTGCAATCTTTATGTCATATTCAGTTCCAAACCCTGCCTCTGAAATTAATAAATGAATAATTGATAAATATCTGTTGGTCCACTGATTATCAGGATCAGAATGATTTCTTTTTTCCCATAAATTTTTTTCAGTTAATCTTTTTTCATAATCTAAAAGCATAGATCTTTCTTCTTCAGTAATGAAGTCGTATATTACTTTAATGTCTTCTTTTGCCATCTATACTCCTATTGGAATCCATTTGAATGGGTACTGATTTTGAAGCATAAAAACTGGAGCAATATTAAAATATATACATTCAATTTTTGTGGATTCGTATTGAATTTCTTGTCCCGCTTCAAAAAGTAAGATTGTGCCTTCAGCAACACTTTCTTTTTCTTTATTTAAGTATACAAAAAATTCTTCTTTTTGTAAAGAAACTAAACCATTGAAGCATGGAATGTTTATTCCGCCAAAATCGTAAATAAATTTTTTATTTACAAGCCCATTAAAATAATCTGAAGAAATATAATATTCTGATTTATTAAAAGAAACTTCCTTATTTAAACATTCATTTTTTAACATTGCTACTATTTCTTTATAAAGATTAAATATGTCAGAATCGTATATGCCAAATACATTGAATTGGGTAGGGTTATAAGACGGCGCCTTTTTTATAAAATCAGCAGCATTTCCAGAATTAAAAAAATATACACTATCTGTATCATTTAAAGTAGAAACAATTTTTTCTTTAATGCCTTTAACATTTACATTTTTTTTAATCATGATAAAGTTTTAATTCTTTGTCTTATAAGCTTTTGTACTTCTGGTTTTAAAGTTAACCACATATGGTTACTATCTACATAATGAATTAGTAATATGCCAACCCTATTGTTTTCAGGATCAGGAAATTCTGGTTTCCAATGCTGTTGATCATTTGCATAAAAACCAATAGCTTCATTTTCTAAAAAAAGATATTCTTTTCCTTCAATTATTAATGGCCAAGGCTCATTGTGATAAAGACCTATGTCTAAAGTATAGGTGCATGGACCAGAGTCAACATGTGGATTTAAATGCGCTTGTTTTCCAGAGTACTCTGAAAATATTGCATACGTTGGAACTATGTTTTTATTGTTGAACCATATTTTTGCTGGCTCATGCAATTTGTTTAAAATTTCTTGAAGAACTTGATCGTCAAATGAGTCTATTCTTTTGCTGTTATAAAAATCATACTCAGCATTTTTTAAAAAGAAATGATTTTTAAAATAATTTTGTATTTCATTAAAATAGTCTTGTTCAAAAACTTTTTCAATTTTAAATTCTTTCATCCTACAACCATTTCTATAAAACTTCTATTTGCAGATCCTCCAATTTTTTGAATAACATATTCATATTCTTTCCCACTTGGAAATATAAGCATTGTATTTTCTTTTAGCTGTATTGAAAAATTTTGATGTGGCAAGCTAATAAATCCGCCGTTATTTATTGTATTTAAACAAAATAAAACAACATAGCAGTCTTTTTCAAAAGCTGCACACCTTTGTTTCATTTGTGGGTCTTCTGTTCCTGGGACTTGAACAAAATGATTTTCAAATTTCATCCACAAGTTCAATGGTGATTTTATTTCAAGTTCTCTAAGATAGCTGTACATTGCTTTAAAAACAGCTTTATAAAAAAATGTTTTTGATTTTAAATTTGTATCATTTTTTGCAAGATCTATGTCGGCTTCATAAATATTGTCTTGGCCCAAAAGGACGTTTTTAAGCTCGTAAGAAATTGAAGAAAAGTCTATGTCTTTAACAACATTTTCAACATAAACTATATTGTTTAAATACTTAACTATTTTCATTGCTTAATATCCTTTTTATTCTTTTATTATACCACACGGCAGGATATAAAAAATCTCTTGGAGGTTCTGTCAATTCAAAAATTTTTTTAACCTCATTTTTTTTATATATATGTTTTTCTTTTAAAATTTTTTTTGTATTATTATAAGCAATATCTGCAATAAAACTTCTTTTAGAAGGAACGTCAATTTTTTGTTGCCCCATATTGTTGTAAAAGAATAAACGTGTTATTACTCCTATCCACTTCCATGCGCCAGATGGTCTAAGCTCTGGACTTGTATAAACACGATTTGCTAATAAATTTTTATCTATTGTTAAATAAAGGTCTGGATAATCATTTGAGATATAATTAGAAACAATTATTGTTCCAGAAGGATATTTTTTATTTTTATAAAATGCAACACAATATTTTATAATATTGTTGTTTTTAAGCTCAGTTATTTGAATCCAATAACTATTTAATTTTTCTGGATATTTATCTAAAAATAAATTTGAACTTATTTTTTTTTTAAACATTTTATATCGAAACCGAGTCGTGAACAAGCATTTCTTGAGTAAAGAATATATCGTAAGGCTCACAGTCAATTGATACAATTTCATGTGAAACTGGAACTGATTGCAGCATTGTTATTGGCTCAAATGAACTTGAAGCATAACTATAAATTTCATCGGTATTTACAATATCAGCAGTTGCTATAAATCTTGCAAGACCATCTCTTTTTATTAAAATGTAGTGGTATTGTGAAAAAATATCTCCATTTATAGCTACAACTGTATCTCCCATTTTTTGATGAATCATAACAACGTTTGTTGTAGTATATTCAATTTGTGGATTAGTTTCTGTCCAATTGTAAATACTTTGATAAGATTCTGGAGTAGACAAATATGGTACTCCCTCAATATTTGCTGAAATCAAAACATCGCCAACTTTTAAACTTCCAGCAGCAACTAGTCCATCTGGAGTTCTGACCAAAGTATGTACGCCTAAACTTTTCCAAGTTGATGGTGGCAATACAATTGGTGGTATATATGGAGGATCTGCTGGTGGAGCAGTTGGTGGATCTGCTGGTGGCCCTGCTGGTGGCCCTGCTGGTGGCCCTGAAGGAGGCGAATTTCCATATGGAGGCGGATTGCTATATGGATTATAATACGGAGCAACATAAGTATATAATGTTAAATTTACAGTAGTTAAAGCATCTACTAAACTACCAGCAGAAATGCTTTGTGATGTAATTTTTTGATCTAATCCGCTATCTGATCCACTTGTTCCAGAAACTGTTCCAACTAATAGTCCAGCTCCAGTTATTGCTGCTCTAGCAGCTGTTTCGCTAAGTCCATAAACATTAGGAACTGAAATTCCTTCATAAGCATTATAAACAAAGTTAACAGTTGTTCCACGTGGAACAATTTGATTTTCTGAAAATCCGCTATAAGATTTAAACTTGTTGCTTTCTGCAGAATAATTTGTAACTGAACTTGATGACGAATAATTTAATCCTAGGCCAGCCAATATTGATTCTGCTTCAGATCTTGTTTTACCAGACAAATTAGGGATAGAAACTTTAGTTGTTATCTTACGACGACGAGATGATTTTCCTGACATTATGCAACCAAATCTCCAAATACGACCCAAGAATTTGCCCCACGCTTTAAACATGTGGCGCTACTCCATTGAGTGCGGAGCTTTAATCCTGGTGTTGCATTAGGCGTAAAACCTTCGCCATTAATTGTTATTTGTGTGCCAGTTGTTTGCAAAACTTCAAAGTATGTTCCTACTGGAAAATTAGCTGTAAGATCGCTTGGAATAGTTAATATTCCTGTTGTCATTTCAATGAGCTTAAAAGCATCCGCAAGACCTGGTGTGTAAGAAGCCGTCTGTTGAGAAATTGTTGTTAAGTTGTTAGCATCAATATCTGATACTTTTGCAAGCTTATACCACCCTCCCGCATGTGCATAATATGCGGCACCTGTTCCATGTACGTGTGCAAACATACCATGTTTATTTGCTGCGGCTGGAAGATTTGCTTCTGATGCATATGCTTCCCACATTAACTCTGAGCTTTTAATTGCTCCGTCTGGAAATGTTACTGTACCAGTAGCTGTTAAATTATTTGTTGTTAAAAGAGTTGATGCTGTTATTGAAGGAGAGGTAATAGATGTTGATGCTGATACAGTTGTAGCATTAAGTCCTCCAACAACAAGGTCGTCTGCCAAAGCTTGTGTCCAATTGATTACAGTTGAAGGTTCTGTTGTTACACCTTTAAAAAGTCTCCATTTGTTTTGCTCGTGATCTCTTGCAAGTCCTGAATGTTGATAAGTTCCGTTATTAAAACTTCCAACAATACCAATATCAATAATATTTGCTTGATTATTTTCACCGACATAAATTAAAGGGTTTGCAACAGAAAGGTTTTGTGTTGATTGAGTTGTTGTAGACCCAGTAACTGTTAAATTTCCAGAAACTGTAAGATTTCCTGTATTAACTGTTCCAGTAAAAGATGGATTTGCTAAATTAGCTTTTAAGTTTAGTGCTGTTTGTGTTGCGGTAGATACAGGCTTATTAGCATCTGATGTATTATCTACATTTCCAAGTCCAACCATTGATTTTGTAATGCCGCCAACTGTACCAGTAAATGTAGGAGATGCAACTCTAGCAATATTTGTAGAAATTTGAGAATCTTTAATTAAACCAGCGTTATCTAATTGTGGAATACCATTTAAGTCATCTAGTAAATTTGTAAAGTAAGCAAGGGTAACGTAATCTTCTAGCGTGTCATTTAATCCGCCAGATAAAACAACTTCTGGGGCAGTTGCAAAAACAAATTTATTTGTTGCATCATTATAAGTAACAGTTATGTGAGAATGATCAGAATGATTTACTGCTAAACCAATTGCATCTTGTGCTGCTTCAGCAAGTTCTGATGGAAGAACGTTTAGATAATAACAATCTCTCCATCTTGATGTTTCTGAAAATCCAGCTTTAAATCTTCCAACATCTAAAGATAATGCTAATTCTCCTGGTTTTAAAATTGGATTGTTATCATACCAATTTTGTTGTGTATCCCTACGCATTTGAATTCTAATTGCCATTATGAATTGCCTCCATCAAGTGATGTATCACTATTATATTGTTGGTTAGAACTTCCGCCATCAAAAACGCTAAGATTTGGATTGTAAGATCCTGCAATTACTGTATGAACTGGTCCATCATATGTATGAATATGATCTTCTAAAACATATTGTGAAGAATTGACTGGCATCCATTCTGAACCAGTATGCATCATTAATGCATTCATATTTGTATTAAAATATAAAGATCCAGCATGTCCATCAGTTGGATGATCTGGAAGTGTTGGCAGTGACAGGGTTGCTAAAAATTGTCTTGCCATTTGTTATCCCGTTATAACTACTCTGTATGCTCCGTTTGCTGGTGCTGTTGCAAACCTAACTGTAACTGTATTCAATGTTGTTCTTTCTGTATCTACTTCAACATTGTTCCATTCAGCTGCTGTTTCAAAAACCTGAATGCTGATATCTCTTGAATTTAGTCCATGGTCTACTACGAATACTGATCCTCCGCCACTGACTGTTACATATTGTGCGGTTGTAGAAAGATCTGCTGCAAACTTACGAGCAATTGCATATTGACGACCATTGTCTAGACCAATCTGCCAACGATCATCTGTCTCATTCCATGTTAATAGTGCATCTTCTTCTGCACCACGGTGAATAATAAATCCGCCATCAACTGTTGGTGTAGCAGATTCTGAAAGATTAGAATTAAGGTTAATCTTATTATCTTCAATGTTAACCTGTGTTGTATTTACTGAGTTAATTGTTCCTAATACATTTAGGTTTCCATTAACTGTAAGATTATTGCCAATTGTTACATCGTTTGGCAAACCAATTGTGACTGTTGAGCCTTCTCCGCCTGAGTTGGTTACTTCAATTTCATTTGTTGTTCCTTGAATTCCAGCTACATAATCACCAGTTGTTTGTGAACCAAGGTTTACATTTTTGATAGAAACTGCGCCATCAGATACTGTAAAATCAGCATTTGCAAATGATGCAACACCACGATTTGTTGTTGTTGCAATTTCGGCATCAATTTGAAGTTTGTTATTTACATCATCATAAGTTACATCAATGCCTTCGCCTGCAGCAACAAGATCATTTACAATGTCTTCTACACGCTCTTTATTAATTGTTACTGAACCAGAAACAACCTCAAAGTCTGTGGCTGGGAAACTTGCAACACCTTTATTTGTATGAGTTGCATCTTCTGCAGATATTGTTATCTTATTATTAGCAGCATCTGATGTTACATCAATGCCTTCTCCGCCTTCAACTTTTAATCCTTCTGTAAGAAGATCAATTGAAACAACTGTATCGTTATCATCTTTTACAGTAAGAGTAGTTGCAACATTTACTTGACCAGCTGCAGTCAAACGACCTGTGCTATCAACTGTAAATGTTGGGATTTGTGTTTGTGAACCGTAACTTCCAGCTGTTACTGTTGTGTTTGGAAGTCCAATTGTTGCATCGCCAGATATTGGATCCTTAGATACTGTAATTTCTCCAGGCTCACCAAGGATATCTGGAATGTCGTGTGTGTGATCTGCACGAGCAACTGATGTAGATGTTCCATCAGATTTTGTATTACCAAAAAATAGAGATGTAGTTTGTCCGCCTGCGCCAAAATCACCAGAGGCTCTTAGCCAAGTAGTTCCGTTCCAGAAATAAAGGAAATTGTCCGTGCTGTCATAATAAATTTGACCAGTTACAGGACTTTGTGGTTTAGAAGAAGAAGGTAAATTTTGAATGCGGGCATTCAACAACTCATTCTTTGTGAGATCTAAACTTACTAAAAACTTTCTTGCCATGTTTTGTTACTCCTCTTTTAGGACAGGTATGCTGTCCCTGAAAATGGCTGAGCCATAGTTAGCGTCAGGACATTAATACTATTATAGTCTATTCCTGTTTCCAATACGTCACCACTACTAGATTTAACAGTCACGTTTGGATGAAATTGTAGATTGTGATAAATTGTTACAGAATATACGCCATTTACTGGCCCTGTAACTTGTGCAAGCTCCCAAGGATATACCATGGCAACTTCTGTATTCAAAAGGTAGTTTGGGGCTCCGTCCCAAGAAAGGTCGGAAGGCTTTGGACCATAAAATCTTGTTGTATCTTTGTCATAATAAAAATCACCAATAAGACCTATAGTATTTAATGGGGCTCCATTTCCATTTAGGATACCTTTTCCTCTTGGACCCTGGGCTCCAACATCTCCAATAACAACTTTGTTTACATTTTCATGTACTATTACTTTTTCTACCATTATACTGTCACCGACCTATCTAGTGTTAAAAATCCTTCAAGGATTCTTATTTTATTACCGTTTGTATCTGTGACAAGAATGTCATAAGCTGATTTTGGAAAAATTAATTTATTTGTTGCATTAGCAGGAATAGTAACTGTAATCATATTACCAGCAATATTTATTCCATTAGATGATGGAGTAGACAAAGTTGTAACTAGTTGCTTTCCGCCTTTTGTATCACGTATCTGCATTTTGGCTGTGGAACCAGTTAGATCAATAGGGTTATCATTTGAGTCTAGATACTCAATTTGAAAAGAAAAAGTAGCCCCTTGGTCTACCTCAAAATTTTTTGTTGATGCCACAATACCACCTTATTAAATAGAAAAGTCCCTATGCTCATTTTAGCATAGGGACCGTCCTAAAGTATTTACTTAGTTAGGCCAAAAGCCTTGTCGTTTTTATTAAGAGCTCTTAATAGAACTGGTGCTACAGCTGCTACTCCAGCCATTGCCAAATCTTTTGGATTTGTATTTCCTGTCATATAAAGTGCTAATGCTGCCGCCATAAATGAACGACCATAGCTTGCTAGAATTGCAAGAGCTTTGCTTGCTTCTTTTCCTAGATCCATTGTTGGTGCCTCTGCTTTCTTTTTCGTTGCCATATTTTCTCCTTAATGGGGTTTACCCATATTTATATTCTACCATCAAGCGGATATATCTACAATTTCACAATTTCCGTCTGATGTACAGGCTAAAGTTTGTGTTCCTGAAGTACCATCTTCGGTTTCATAGAATGACAAATCTTCCCACCTAATAGAAGACGGCATCTTTGCTAACAATTCAAGATACTGTTCTTCTGTTACTTCTTGATAAGGTGCTTGCTTATATGAATGATCTGAATGTGGTAGGAATGAAATACCTGATACTTCATCAAAATGCTTGTATACCCAAGCACCAACTTCCATCCACTCATCTTCTTTTACAGACACTGTAATAGATGGTTTATGCTCACACCATGCACGTTGATAAACAAGCCATGTATTCAAATGATCAATAGCGGTCAAATGATCTCTTGTAATTGCACCTTCTGGTGCCTTTACTGGAAATGAAAACACATAAGTGTCATTTGGTTTCATAAAGTCATCTTCTACTGGAATTCCAACTTCTTTTAAGAATGTTGATAAAGGATCTTTCTTATCTCCACGAACAGTGCGAATGTAATATGGAGAATGCCATGCATGCATTCCTGAAGAAACTCCTACAAGCTGTGACACCGTTCCAGAAGGCTTAACACATGTAATAGCAGCAGATTCGTTAATACCAATTTTTGCTGCTTCTGCTTTATTTGTATCTCTTGCATAATCACGAAGGCCTTCTAAAACTTCTGATAGTTTTTTGAGATCTTCTTTTCCAGAAAAGAATTTATTACCAAACTGACCAGTAAGAGATACACCAAGTAGGCGTTCTTCTTCTGTATTATCTTTCCATATTTTGCGAAGATACTTAAAGTCTGTAAGTGTTGATTGCCAAGTTCCAAGAATTGTAGCTAATCTAACTTTTTCTGCTACTGTTTTAGCAGTATCTTTTTCACGAATTACAACTTCGGATAAATTACAAAACTGATAAGGTCTAAGGATAATTTCTGAGCATGGGTTAGTTCCGTAGTGAATTTCAGGATCTCTTCTTCCCCATCTTGCTGCTTGCTTTTGAGCAGCGGCAACATTGTATATGCCACGCTCACCAGATTTTGAGTCATATAAGTTTTTCCATTCAGCAATAAACTGCTCCATCTCTGGTTTGCGAGAATATGCTACTGAGTTATTTGACAAAGCTCGTTGTGAATTGTTTTCCCACCAGTTACCTGATTTTGCTGCTGCCATTTCAATGTCATTAATGTTTGACAAAGAAATCATTGCAGAACGACGTACTCCGCCAACAACTACAACTTCACCTATCTTACACATTATATCGTGTGCCTCAATAGGCTTCAACTGGCGACCTGCTGCTTGCTTGAACTTAGCAATAGTAAAATCAAAAAGATTAATAAGTGGTTGTGGGCCTGAAGAACGACCACCCATTGTCTTTAAACGTGCACCTGCTGGACGAAGTTTAGAAACGTCTACAGAAGGAATCTGTCCAGCCCAAAGCATTGCAAGAAGTTCACGATAAGACTTTGCCCAACCAGTCTTAGAATCTTCTACTACAATTGTAGTTGTAGATTTTTCAAATGATTCTGGGACGGCAGGAAGCTTATTAACATATTTATATTCAACAGAGAATCCAACACCAGTTCCACACATCAAGATATACATTGTTTCATCAAATGATCTTGGGGAATCAACTGGAACAAATGAACAGTTATATCCTGCAACATGGTCTCTATCTAATGCTGCACCTGCAGTCATAACAGCTCTCATAGAAGGCATTACGTTTCTATCATAAACCGCTTGCTTTAATTCCTCAACAAGTTTGAGGTCTGGGTAGTAATTAAAGTTTTTAAGGTGGGAAAGCATAAAGTCAAAGTACCTATCTACAGTTTCACCCCATGTTTCACGACGGTTTTCATCAGACAGCCATCTTGCATATCTTGACAATGCAATAAAGTTTTCATATGGGTTTTCAATAGTTCTTGACATTTTTAGAGTACTCTTTCCGCCGTTTTTCTACAGCTAAATTTTATTTTGGGTAAGTCTAAGTATACCTAAAAGTTTTTATAGGGGCAAGGGGTTAAGAAAATTTTTTTTCTAAATGATCAAAAGCATTCTTAGTCAACTGAATCCAATTATATTTTTCATGAATTTTTTCAGCTTGTGCAAAATAATAGCCAGAATAAGCTTTATAATTTAAAACAACATCATACATAAGTTCTTCAAGATGTTCTTTATTGGGTTTAAACATTTTTCCAACATAAGTATGTCCTACAGATTTAGGTAACTTCTCATCTGTCAATGTTGACTTTAACTTTAGAGGTCCTAAAAATTCTTTATAATCTGCCCAATCATAAGTTGATATTACTGGCATACCAGTTGCTAAACCTTGCAAAGGGATAAATCCAAATCCTTCTCCCCAACTTGGATAAACAAGTGCATGATGAGAGTGATATAAAAATAGGAGTTGACTAGTGTCATACTCTTCTGTTATAATTGATATATTATTATATATATTAGGTAAAGATAATATATTATAATTATTATATATTCTAATAGTATTAAATAGATGCGCCTTGATTGTTAAGTGATATTTTGGGTTATTACCAAACAATTTAATAAAAGTTTCAACTACTAATTGTCCGTCTTTTCTTGGAGCTGGTTCACCAATATGAAGAAATCTAAAAACTCCATCATCTTTTAGAATTCTTTTCTTTGGTTTCCAAAAACTTTCAATTCCATGTCTGTAAACTTTAACATCTTTTTCAACACCATTTGCTTTAAAAACATCTGCTGTCCATTGAGATGTTGCCCATACTTCATCACATAGGTTAAATTTTTCAACCCATGCTGGATCCATTGAAGTAGATTCCCAAGGTGTATATCCAATTTGATATTGATTTCTATGAAATTTAAAATTGTCAGGTTGAGTAAACATTAATTGTAAATCTGCTTTTGGATTTGCAAAATTTACTTTGTGTCCTAAACTTTGTAATGATTTAACTATATTTTGACCAGCATAACCAAATCCCACAGCTGGATTTAATCCCGCTTTTACTGTGTAATAAGAAATATCCATAATATCTTTCTGGTCGACTAACTTGACAAGCCCATACTTTGTTTAGTATTATTATATTTACTGTCTCTTAGGAGGTAACAACCTATGGAGAAAAATATAAAACGTTTGTATGAAGTACTTAGTAATTCTACCATATTCGTTTTGTTTATGGTAGCAGTTTATTTAGTATCAATTACAGATGGACCTGCATATGCTGTAAAAATTCAGGAGCAATTAGCTGCTGAAAAATTACAGAAAAAAGTAGAGGCTTATTCAGTAGCAACTGATTTAAGTCACTGCGATCTTGTTGAAGTTTTGAGCATTGCTGGCTTTGAAGGTCAGGCTCTAAAAAAAGCGTGGGCTGTGTCAAAAACAGAGTCCAACGGAAGACCGCTTGCTCATAACGGAAACAGAAAAACAGGGGACAACTCATACGGGATTTTCCAAGTAAACATGCTTGATGACCTCGGAGTTGAGAGAAGAGATCAATATGGTCTCACTTCCAATTCTAACCTATTTAACCCCATTTTAAACGCCGAAATCGTTTATAGAATGACGAAGCAAGGCAAGGACTGGAGTTCTTGGCCAAGTTACGGAACTGTAAGATACAAGGAGTTCTTAAAAGAATTTCCTGCAAAGTGTTTAACAATGACAACTAAAACAAAAAAGACAGAGGCAGTAAATTAAAACACAAGTAATCGTGGCTTATCAAAAGTTGGCGGAGGAATCAAAAGTTCCTCCGCTGCTTTGCCCAATAGACAAATCAATGCTTTACCCAAACCTAACAGATCAAGATCAGCTATTCTTATACTGTTTAGAATGTTCATACAAAAACTATGTTGGACTAGATTTATATGAAAAAGTAGAAAGATACATAGAAAAACACTATGGTAAACAGAATACTGAAGAATGGAAAACCTCTTAAACAATTAAGAGATCCAGTTCAACTTTTAGTAAGAACTAAGGTTCCAGAAAAGTGGATTTTGATTGATCAAGAAACTGGTCAAGTATATCAAGGTTCTGACAGAATGGATTCTTATGGCCCATGGGTAAGACTTAATGTAGACGATAAAGTCATACCAGAAGATATAGCGAATTTACTATATGCAATAATTGAAAGTGCGAAAAGTGCCTCGGCGCCAGAAGAGAAAGTGATATAATATACATATGCTAAGAACTGCAGTATATACTCTAAACTCCACACCAGTTAAACTTAGTATTTCTGATGAAGTTGAAGGACCATCAACTCTACATGTTAAAAATCTAGATAACTCTAAGCATGTTTTTCTTGGCGGAAGTAATGTGACATCTACATCATTTGGAATGAAGCTTGAACCACTAGAAAATTTTGTAATTGATCTTGGACCATATGATCATTTGTGGGCAGTTGGAGAAACTGGATCTTCTGTATCTGTCCTAATTTTGGAGAGATAGTTTGAATAAGGGCGCTAAAAAAGTGCTCGGCGGACTAGAAGTATCCAATTTTATATGCTATACTAAAATACGAAAACATTTAAACTCTAGAAAATATTCTAGGGGCCATCTTAGAAAGTATTACGAAAATGAGCGAAGAAAACGTCAATCTGGAGGATAACCTCCAAATGGCTCAATATATTATGTTGGCCAGAATTTATGACCTAATATCCGTGCTAACTAGCCATATGACAGAAAAACCAGAACTTATTCAGAATATTGTAAGCCTGCACGAACAGGGTCATATTCTTGGCCCAATGCCTGCATTTAAGCCTAAGGAAGAAAATGAGTCAACTACAGGAACAAGTACAGAAGAAACTTCTAGCTGATTTTAGGGCGGGAATTTGTAATTCCTGTCTTGAATTTAGCCATATAGAACTTAAATGCACTATGGTAGATAAGCACAGTAAGGAGTATTTTGTAGATTCCGACTTTACTTGTCCAATAGGAGAATTTTAATATGGCAAGAGAAGTTAGACCATGGGATTTGCTAGATCCAAATACACCTAGAGCTCCTAAGAATGTGCAAGAGAAAAGAATGGAGACTTGTTCTTCCTGCCCCCAATTTTTTAAACCAACTAAACAATGTAAAGAATGTCTGTGCATTATGCCACTAAAGACACAATTGCTTAATGCTACATGTCCATTGAATAAATGGGAAGGTGAATTACATGTGTCGTAATTGTGGAGATTGCACAGCAGAACATCCACATTCCACAGATGATTCTGTGGATATTGTTTTAGATTCTCCAGTATTGTAGTTGACTACAAATTACACTTATGTTATTATTACAGGAGTGTTTGGTTGAGAACCACCATTCTCCCATTCATTAGAAAATCCCCTAGGATCCGCCTCCGAAGGGATTTTCGCTTTTTTGTGATAAAATTATATTATGCCTAGAAGATATTTTTCAGAATTACGCTATGTAAAGCATTACGCTTTACCTAAGCGTGAGAATATTTTTAGTCGACTAATTAATAAGTTAAAATTAAGAAAAAAATAATTTTTTACAATTTGCTTCTTTTATATGCAAAAATCATATCTTCATTGGCGTATTTATCATCACCTGTAAAATCATATAGAATAATTCCTAAAGCTAAACATTCATCATGTTTCCACCAGGTGTAACACTTACTACCCTCTACATTTAAACAATTGTGTAAATAGGCTTCTAGCCTTTCTATGACCCATTGTGGAGCTTGTTCTTTCACTTATGTTCCTTCATATGTCTATTTAGTGTTTCATGGGCAAAGCCAGATCTTACTTCTATTTCCCGCCCACATATTTCGCAAATTACTACTCTGTGAGATGCCATTATATCCTAGTCGACTAGATTATTTTTAATTTCGTTTAAGACTATTGAATTCATTTTAGATTGCTTAAACTTTTCATATCTTTTAGTAAGTGGTAAATGTTTTCCATAATATGCAGGAGCTTGTGCACAAGCATCAGCATATTTAACTAAGTTTTTATTACATCTAAATCTTTTAAGTATTACTTCTCTATCTGTTAAAACTTCAAAATAAAATAAAGGTTCATTTTCTTCAATAATAATTTTACCTTTAGTTTTCCAGGTCTGTATTTCTATATTCATAGGTCTAAACCATTGAGAAATATCAAAGCTACCTGGAATTAAGGTCCCATATTTTGTATATCCAGGTTCATGCATCATTGGTGGACTAAATACTCCAATTGTAGGTTCTTCTGCAAAGAAAAGAAATCCCTGATTAAATGATATTGATCCGCCCTCCGTAAATGCTGAAGGTCTTTCAATTTTAAATCCTACAGAAGTCTTTCCAGTAATTTCTAATTTTGGATCATATGGATTTGTAAAATCAAAGTCTACTTCTGACCCCATTCCAGTTCTAAAAACATATGTATGTTTAAATCTTCCTGTAGCTGCAGGACATTGTAAAAATCCACGATTATTTCTTTCATCCCGATTTCTTTTTTCCATAAGCTCATGCATAAGTAAATTAGGTTCAGGATACATCATGTTCCATTCCCCGTAAAAATCTGATTCTGGGGAAGTTAATGGAGCCCAATATACAATAAGCGGATCTTTTTTCATATAGGACATAATAGCATTTTCAGTTGAGCAGGTCAATTCGTTTTTTGAAAATGTTAATATAATTTTAATTTGTATGATACGAGTTTTTATACAAATCGGACAAAACGGATAGTGCGCCCATGTGATGCAATTCACAAAAATAGTTTTGCGACACGCCCGAAAAACACCCCAAAATGTCAGACCCCTATGGTAGGATACTAGGTATCAAGATAAAGAAAGGTTGGTCTAACTATGGACTACAATGATTACTATGACGAAATCTATCTAGATATTTATCTAGAGTTTGGTGCTGATTCAGTATCAGACCCCGACTATGCTGAGCAACTTGCTCATGCTAAGGGTGTGAAGTAAATCACACACCCTATGCGGCGTGTCGTCTTGATAATGTCGCTCCCTTGTGTTATTATTCCCGTATTAGAAAGAAAGAGGTAGCAAATGTCCGCTAACTTATACAATGTCCAGTCCCTACTAGTAGGAAAGCCTTATCGTAGCCGTTCCGTAGAGGGCGAAATCGTATCGGCTGAGAAACACCCTCATGCCGTATGGTATGAAAACGCTGAGGCGTATCTAGTAGAGATACGCAAGAATACAGGTGGCTACACCTATCGCAGCGTAGCCGTAGCGTGTGACTAACCTCACACCTACACCCTAGCGTGTCGGCTTGAAAATGTCGGTGCTATCGGATAGTATTCCACTATAACTAAATAAGAGGTATGAGCCTAGCAAATAAACCGAAAGGGTGAGCCTAGCAAATAAGACCTCAACTAACGAAAGGATAAACTAAATGAAAATGTATCAAACACTAAAATTTGATTGTAAGGCTTGCCACGGAGTAGGCTATCTATTCTATGGCGATAACAATGACTACACCATTGACGCTTGCGATTGCGTAAGAGAGGAAAATAACTAATGACTAAATGGGATACAATACAGGCAGATTTAGAGCCTATCACACCAAAGGTGTGGGGCGATGAACACGAATTCAATAATGATTTTGATGATGATTTTGATTTTGATTTGGAAATGGAGTAAATAAAAATGGATAGATACTTAGTAATAGATATCACTAGCGATGGGCTTGCTTTTGAAACCGCCCAATTTGATTTCTACCTCTCTCCCCTAGGTATGGCGTTAGTAGTAGTGGGCGTTATTGCTTACAAGATTTACAAGCGCAGAAAGCGTGTGTTCTAAAACACAAAACGGATCGGCGTGTCGATTTGACAAAATCGGCAGCTGCCCGCAGTCTTTTGCGGGCGATTTGTACCGTTATGTCCGATTTAAGTAGATTCACGGAAAACCCCGAAAAATGTGAGATTTATCACAAAACAAAATGTCCGATTTGTGGCATTACTGGTCAGTAAATGTCAGACCCCCCTGTTATACTTCAGTTATTAGATAGTAAAAAAGAAAGGTGGTCTAAAATGACTACACTAAATAAAAATAATAAAGTAAATGCTTTCGACATTATCGAAGAAAAAGGCTTATGCGCTATGGATAAAATTTGCGTATTTTGCTCAATAATGACAGATGGGTGGAATAGTTTTTGCCCAAGATGTAAAGAATACAAAGGTATGATGAGATTACCTGAAGCCATAGAATACTATGGTGAAGAAATTATTGGATACTAATAGAAAGGATAACTAATAATGGGTTACATTGAAATTTTTAGATTAGATGAACAAGGTGCTGGCTGGGTTGATCTCAGCGAGGCTACGCCTGAAGAATTGCTAAACCTTGAAATTGGCTTATTTCAAGAGGGAGCTTTGTGAGATTTCTCACAAGGCTAAGCGTCTCAAAATTTGAGAAAATCCGATTTGGATTTGTAAAGCCCGTAAAATTTTGGTAAAATTGCCAACCTAAAGAAAGGAAAACTAATGAGAAGTTATTCAATTGTAGATTTACTAGTAGACCAATACTATGCGCCTACTTCATTATCCCGCCGTTTCAATGGTGGAATTATAAACTTTGCTGAAAAGCGTGAGGATACTTATCCGCCAGAGGGTTGGGAACACTTTGCTATTCGCTACCGCCCAACAGGGTCAATTCAAGACCAATGGGCTACTGTCGCTGTGAGGCTTACCGACTACTAAATGTCGGTGGCTTCCGCTATAATCTAATCAACTAAACGAAAGGAAAACTAATGAAATTCAATTCTCTCGAAGACTTCAAGTCTTATGTTATCTCTCAGCGTGAAGCAAGCAAGGCTGAAGCCTTGTCGGTGCTAACTGCTACAATTCCAACAACAGAACGAAAGGAAAACTAAAAATGAAAACAACAACAGAACTAATTGACACAATTCTAAATTGTGATGAGTGCTATGGACAAGGCGTATCGGGTTGGGTATCACCTGACGGCGACTATGATTTTGAGTATTGCGAATGTAATCCATACAAAATAATTCTTGACTATGATAAAAGCGTAGTTGATACAGGAACTCTATTTGAAACTGCGGAGGCTAACTAATGTATAAAATAACTGTAACCTATGATGAAAGCAAAACCCCTGATTATGTTTTTCAATATTCAGATGAACTACAAGCACACAAAGAATTTGCTAAGTATGTTGATTGGGGATTTGCTAACGAATACTCAACTGTAAATTTATTTACACCTAGCGGAAAATGCTACACAAAAATTTTCTATCGTGAAGGTAGAAGGGTGGTTGAAAAATAATGATGACAAGAAAAGACTATGTTGCTACCGCAGAAATTCTGCGGTATGTTTCAGATAAAACTCACCCAGCCGTTTTTTCTAAAATGGTTGTAGATTTTGCGGAGATGTTCGCAAGAGATAACGAAAGATTTGACGCCACTAAATTTTATTCGGCTTCAAATTACAAAATTCCAAATTTCAGTAACTAAATAAAAAAAGGACAGAAAATGAAATTACCAAATAAAGAAAGAATAAAAAAAGTTTTGGAATTGCGGAGATCAAATGCCGCAACTCCAATTCCTAGTAAAAAAATTTACAAGCGAAAACAAAAACATAAAAAAACCGCTGTTGGTAAAACTATGAATTGGGATTAGTTGAAATTTCAACTAAGCCCGCAGTAGCTGCGGGGTCGGGCGTGTCGTTAAGTAGATGTGAGATTTATCACAGGAATTTTGACGGCGTGTCGCTGAAAATGTCAGCCTTTTACGCTATAATTGCTGCGTATCCCAACGAAAGGAAATAACTATGGGTTTAGATATGTATCTCCACGCTAAGAAATATGTGGAAAAAGTAAATTGGCAGGTCCTACAAGAAAATCAAGACTTGTCTTATGATAGTCCTGAAGCAATTAATCCTCTATGGAAAGATATTGTTTCTACCTCTCAAATGTCAGATGTTGCTACAGATATTTATGGCGTAAATGTTGAAGTTACTTGTGCTTATTGGCGTAAGTCTAATCAAATACACAAATGGTTTGTAGATAATGTACAAAATGGTGAAGATAATTGTGGCGAATACTATGTATCACACGATAAATTAAAGGAATTAAGGGAAACCTGCCGTCAAGCCTTATTCGCTAAGGACCCTAGTTTGCTGCCGCCACAAGGTGGATTTTTCTTTGGCAATACCGATATTGATGAATGGTATTGGCAAGATATCAAGGACACTATCAAGAAACTTGATCGGGTGTTCAAATTGTCCGATTTCGACAAATTGTCCTTTTATTACAATTCCTCTTGGTAAATGTCGGTGGGCCCGTGTATAATGGGCCCTCTAACGAAAGGTCTCTCATGAAATTAAAACGTTCTAACGATAGAAAGGTCGCTAATGCCGTCTCAAAAAATGGAAAAACCCCAACAATTGCCAACACCTTCGGATTACCTGCTGGAAAAGATTTCTCGTGTCCTGGTGCCACTAGTGTTTGTGAAAGCGTTTGCTATGCAGGAAAACTTGAAAGAGTATACAAGGGAGTAAGAGCGGTCCTCTTACACAATTGGGAATTACTTAAGAATGCAGATGTTGAAACTATGGTTTCTCTTCTGGATGAAATGATTGTTGATTTTAAAAAAGATTGTGATAAAAAGTCTGCAGAAAAATTATTCCGTATCCATTGGGACGGAGATTTCTTTTCAGATACCTACGCATATGCGTGGAAGACTGTAATTAATCGTCATGCGGATGTTCAATTTTGGGTTTATACACGTGTTTATTCTGCTGTACCAATTCTAATTGACATTCCTAATCTGTCTCTTTATTTTTCTACCGACGATGAGAATAAAGAAATTGCAGGCGCATTGCGTGATTTGCATAATGTCCGTCTTGCATACTTAGGCAAAACGTTTGCTGTCACCGAAAGCGTTATGAAAGAATTAACTGGCAAGGTCGGTGCTAAGTGTCCTGAAAATAATAAACAAATTCCATTGATTTCAACTAATGGCAGCGCATGTGTGTCATGTGGATTGTGTGTATTTAATAAGGCTGATATTAGATTTTCTGCGAGTAAAAAATGATAGAGCTCCTTGGATCTGTTGCAGCTATTTTATTTATTGCATTGTTACTGTCACCGTTTATATTAATAATTTATATGTTGACAAAACTGTAAAATGCCCGCAATATATTGCGGGGTTATCCACAGATTTAAGTGGACCTGTGGATATTCACGGGAATTGTGAGAAATCTCACAAACACGGCGACACGCCGATAATGGATTAGATAATGTCGCAGGCTTACGCTATAATTCCACTATCAACAAACGAAAGGAAAAAATAATGTCCAACTTCTCAAATTGGAAATCCTACCCGTTTTCAGTAGACGGTGTAGACTTTGTATCTTTAATTAATCCTGAAGGTTCAATGTATGCTCAAATTCAACGAGTGCCTGCACAGGTATTTACTCAAATGAACGAATCTGCAATTCGTGAGTTAATTGGTAAAGTATCTCTCTTATCCCGCTCTGAAATTCAGGATGAGTTAGACCGTGTAAATGAAGGCTACGGTCAGGCTTACCTAGCCCTAGCCTAAAATGTCGGTGGGTAGGTGTATAATCTACCCACCACACAACGAAAGGAAAAAAATGCTATCAACCGCAACCGCTCTTATTCAGGCAACTGAAGAAAGTATTTTTGATGAGGAAATTATGGGTTTTGCTCAGGCTTTCTGCTATCACGCTAAAGAATTAGATGACGAACAATTCGCTAAATCTATTTATACTTATTCTTGTATGCTTGCTTCTCTCGCAATAGATAAGGCTACTAAAATTTTGCTAACTGAAACTCAGGTAAAAGAACTTATGGCTACTATTGATGAAATGGAAACAATGAGAGATGAGGTATTAGAAAATGGGGAGTAATTTTGCTACTGAACTTGCTGAACTAGACTTAGGTTTATCTTTAGAGGATAGTATAGCTATTCACTTATCCGCTAATCATTACCCACCCGTCCCACGATCAATGGTTCAACCTTGTATTGATGCTATTGATGCTTACTATGATGAGGACTATGAACGCCTTATTGACCTACCCTCCCCAATTACTTGGAGGGATAAAAATACGGCTCCCGCTTCGGCTATTGTCGAGGCTCACCACCTAGAGGCTTGGTTGTGATAAATCTCACAATCATTAGCAAGGGCTTGCCACTTGTCGGTAGCCCCTGCTATAATCTACCCACCTACTAATAGAAAGGAAGCAAAATGACCATAAATGGTTATACTTACAAGGTTGGCGATTTATTCACCACCCTAAAGTCAAAGAAAACAGGCGTAATCAAAGAGATTATTCCTAACGCATCTGGCTCGGTGCGTGT